TTAAACAAGACGTAACTTCTGATACCTTCAAAGGGTTCAAGTTGTAACAGAAGGTATTAAAACCTCTTAGTTGTATAAATATATGTGAATGATGACATTTCTCTAAGAATATGTTATTATTATTTACAAACGTTCATCTAAATGATTAGTCTTGCACTATCGGGGTTTCTAATTGCTGAACACAATCCATCTCATTGGGAGATGTCTTGTTCAGAGTGGAATCAGAATAGGGTAGAGATTATGAGCGATCAGAATCTTATACCCGATGCCAAGGAGTATCTTATAGATTACTTCAGAACGAAGGTATCAGACGATAGATGTGATGTCTTTATCATTGGACGCAAGTAAGTCGCGGAACGGAGCGTTCATCCTATGATACATATGCTTGCACTCTTAGTAGCATCTACTCAGGTAGTTACCGTCTCTTGTGGAGACATCAACGAACTTGTAGATCGTGCTAAGGTCTATCCAGATCTTAGTGATAAAGATAGACAAGAGATTGTTGATCTTTACTATGAGTTTGGAGAAACACAAGGGTTGTATTGTAAGGACGCAAACGACTGAAGGAACGGATCTTAAAAAAGTCCAATTACTTTAGGAGCAAACAAATGGCACAAGTAACTTATAGAGGTATCCCTTACGATACCGATGCTCGTGTACAGAGTCAGAAGACTCAACAACCACAACAAAAGAATCTCGTTTATAGAGGTTTAAAAGTAAAGGAGGAGAACAAATGATGATTGTTACTCAAATAACCCTCCTTATGGCAGTCGCCCTTTCACTATTTTATTTTGAAGTCCGTCTACTGCAAAGGTTGGAGGGATAGGTATGTTAAGAATCCATTTTAGTTGGGGTCTTGACTATGATTTACCAGAGTATGATCCTGAGATCCACGATCCGAAAGAGGTATTCGCTATGCTATGCTATAGAGGAGTGCACTACGCTAAATGGGTTCAATTAGATACATTCAAAATTAATAACTGGTTTCTGCATAACCCTAGACAAACAGAAAATTAATGTTATAATATAGAGATCCGCAAGGGTCTCTTTTTTTTATTAAAAATAAATAACAATGATGAAACGGAAAGGACCAATGAAAATTTTTCTAGATTGTTCTGACCCAGAATTACTCAAACCCGCAGTAGAAACTGGTCTAATTGATGGGGTTACAACTAATCCAACCTTGATGAAGAAACAAGGTATGGAACCTCTTGATGTCATTCAAAAAATCTGTGAACTATTTTCTTGGAGTTCATCTGTAAGTGCTGAAGTTACTGGTGAAACAGCAGATGAAATGCTAGAGATGGCAGTAGATTACTATCAGATAGCACCCAATGTAACAATTAAATTACCTTGTAATAAACAAGGTTTACTTGCTTGCTCAGATTTAACTGAAGATGGTATCAAAACAAATGTAACTTTAATCTTCTCAGAAGCACAAGCAGTTCTTGCAGCAAAAGCAGGAGCAACATACGTCTCACCTTTCGTAGGACGTGTTAATGACAATTCATTTGATGGTATCGGATTAATAAAAGGTATATCAGATTTGTATATGATGCACGACATAGAGACACAGATATTATCTGCTTCTATAAGGGATGTTAAACAGGTCACAGACAGTTATAAAGCAGGTGCTGATGTAGTTACTATGCCAATAGGTATATTTGACAAAATGTATAACCACGTCTTGACAGATGTAGGTTTAGCACAGTTTAATAAAGATTGGAAGGCACTATTATCTGACTTACACAATGGATAAAGACAAACTCAAAGTCTTACTAGGAGAATTAAAGTACCTAGTAAATGAATTAGAATCAGAGATCTACTCAGACATTGATATATACACTGAGGGACCTGACACATTACCACAGTATGAGCAAGAAGGAGTCGAACACGAATGAACAACACTATGATAACCCGTGGATCTTTGATAGCAATATCTTTAACAGCATTGACATTGGGAGTAGTTACGGGTTCGTCTATGTCATCACAAACGAACGCACTGGACAAAAGTATATCGGACGCAAATACTTTGTTCAAAAACGAAAACCTAGAGGTGGAGGTAGGAGACGTACGAGTGAAAGCGACTGGAAGAATTACTACGGAAGTTGTCCAGATCTTAAGCGAGATATTAAGGAGTACGGAAAGCAATGTTTTACAAGAAGAATACTCTCCTTACATCCCACCGTTGGAAAGACAAACTATGAGGAGACAAGACAGTTATTTGCCAACAATGTACTAACAGAAAAATTAAAAGACGGTACACCTGCATACTATAACAGCAACATACTTGGTCGTTATTATAAAAAAGACTATTACGATTCTGAATCTGTCACATAGACCCCTACACAAGGGGTCTTTTTTTGTGTATAATAACTACACTAACAATATTATTATGCAATTAATTCACGAAAGATTTCCATACAAGTATGTTACTTGTGGTGATTTAGAGATCAATGGCAAACCAGATTGTCGTATCCTAAAGTTTGATGAGTACACAGAGAGATACAAAACAATGTACTACTGTGACAATATGGATCAGATGATGACCGCTATAGAGGACTTCGAGTACACCAAATGGTTAGACCCATCAGGACCTCCTTGTTACGTAAGAGATGAGAGTAGTGACACTTTTGATACAGATGCTACACTAATTTCTTAATATAAGTTTACATATCAGCACATTAAGTAGGAATTTGTACTTATTTTTTTAAAATACTTGACACAAATCTTTACAATGCTATATAATATATGTAACGTTTCTTTACAAAAGACAATGACAGTTATTACTGAATCAGGTGGAAGACAAAATGCCTTCCCAACCGAAACAAGACCTTACATAGATGAGTCTGTTTCCTACGAAGGTTATCCTCAGAACGCTGAGAAAGTCAACGGTCGTTGGGCGATGATCGGATTCGTAGCATTGATAGGTGCATATGCAACTACAGGACAAATCATTCCAGGTATCTTCTAATGAACTATTGGAAGAACGCAGAGCAAACAAACGGTAGATTAGCAATGATGGGTTTTACCATCGCTGTAATAAACTACGGTTTTACTGGATGGATAATTCCAGGATTCTATTAATGAAATTTCAATCACAATTCACAATCAACAAAGAGGAAAAACTAATGACTCCAGAAGCAGAAAGATTTAACGGATGGGCAGCAATGCTAGGTTTTGTAGCAGCAGTTGGTGCATACACATTCACAGGTCAAATCATTCCAGGTATATTCTAAATGAACAGACATCCAGTGCCACTTAGAATTGTGCCATACATTTTCGCAATGGCACTAGGAGCAAGTACATTAACCAACGTATTCGTATAATGACAACACCCAAACCAATCGAACCACAAAAGAAGGTTGCTGAAACAATTAATGGTAGACTAGCAATGCTAGGTATCATTGCAGGATTAGGAGCATACCTAACAACAGGACAAATAATCCCAGGTTTTGTTTAATGGGATTAGAGGCAGACTACAATACTTGGGTCAACACTATACTATTTCCGTTTATGCCAGTCATAACGGTATTCATTGTTAGTTTTTTGATGCTTGGTGATTTGCCATTTAATGACGATGACGATGATGACGATGGAGGTGGCGGAGTCATGAGTCCAGTATATAACTACCTCCCACAGGGCACTTAAGTATAAATACTCATGATAGAGTTGTCATTACTATTACTTAACACAAACCTTCCTCGAGACCTTCTCGAGTTTGGTTTTTTTCTTACTGTAGGAATTTCAGCAGGAGCAGCAGGACTACTATGAAAACTTACTTAATCAGCGTATCACTCTTTGGTGCAGTGGTAGCAGCAGTAGCAATAGCACCAACAATCGCTTACGCACTTTAAAAAAATGAAACGTATACCAATTAAATCTGTGCCATGGATATTCCTATGTGCAGTAAGTTTAAGCACAACTCTCGCAACAGTATCTGTTTAACTATATAAAAGTAGTTGACAGAGGTTATCGTGGAGCAAGAAAGGTTTGCTCTTCTTGGACTAATGAAAGGAGAGTGGATTACACTTAAAAAGTATTCCAACAAGACCAAACACAAAGCAGCATTCCTCGAGAATGTCTGTCACATAGCGCAAAAACATCTTGGGTCTCAATTCGAGACCTTTAAGGTTGTTCCCATGAATAAAAAACCACAGCAATACACATGAATGATGTAACAATATTTGTATACCTAACATTTTTCATAGGTATTTTTGGTATGACCTTTGCTTTTATGTGGAAGATGATGTCTTCTACATTGAGAGACTTTGACAAACCACAAGTAAAGAGTTATAATGATGCAATGAGAGCCTATAAACCTCATCCAGAAATGGAAGATGTTAACGAGCCACTTTTAGTATTCAAACAATTACCTGATGAAGATTTATAACTTCAAGTGTGAGACTTATACACCCTTCGCTCCTTACTGGGATTACTTTGTAGGGGAGAAGATATCGAAGTTAGATTATTCTGATTTAAAGGAAGAAATTTTAAGAAAAGAGCAAGATATAATATCTAAGTTTGAATATGAGAATGATTGGGGCACTGGACTTGGTAAACGGAGTCTAACTGCTAGGTCTAATCGTTATAACTTATTAAATTTTGAGAATGCAGGAGGACTAAGGACAGAGATACGTTATTTACATGACGAGTTTCTAAAATCATTAGACCTTGAGTATAAAGGTAAGATATATGTCCAGTGTTGGGCAAACGTCATGCGTAAGAATCAGAAAATTAAAGTCCACTGTCATGGTTTCGGACCGTATCAACATCTAAGTGGACACCTATGCATCCAAGTCAACGAAGATTTATATCCAACCAATACTAATTACTACAATCCATACGGAGTTAAGCCATGGTCTTCTCCGAATGCTACTAACAAGATGACTATCTTCCCAACATGGTTGAAGCATGGCACTGATAGACATCTAGATGATGTAGAAAGAATCACAATAGCATTTGACATTATGGATGACCGTGGTTATAATATGGATGTCAAAGATGACATGAAATCTCATTGGGTAGAGCTATGATTCCTGAGTATAGAATGGACGATGGTATGACAGAGCAGAGGAAACTTGCTCTTTTGTGTTTGATTCATCACAATATCAGTATAAATAAATCAGCGTATGAGTTTTGTGACCACGTGGTTGCAGAAGGATATCTCAATAATATAGAAACAAATGAAGAAGGAATGCAACGTCACGGTGGTGACATTGTAAGTTTCGCATCCGAAAAACTCATGAAGCATTACCATAAATGGCAAGATACTCATGATAACAAACAAAAAAGCAATCAAAAAAATTATTAAAAACCCACACCTATGGACAGCAGCAGACATAGCCTATGCTAAAATGGAGCAGAGGTTGAGGAAGAAAAAGAAATGAATGTAGTCATAGTAGGTGGTGGCACAGCAGGATGGATGACAACTGCTGCTCTTTGTAAGACATTTGGTGACTGGAATATAACTATCATAGAAGGTGGCGAGTCTATTGGTGTGGGAGAATCTACAACACCACACATCAATCAGTATCTAAAGTATATGGAGATTGATGACGAGACATTTTTAAGAGAAGCAAGAGCAACATACAAATCAAGTAGTAGGTTTCAAGATTTTAGTAAGGTAGGTGAAGTTTTTCACTATCCTAATGGTCAATCAATAAGAGCAGACGTATCATATCATGAGTGGATGTATGCAAAGGCAATGGGTTTAGATGTCCCTCCATTTGCAGAGTTGTTTATGCCTTTTGTTACTGTAGCAGAGCAGGGTAAACTACCACTAAACAATCATCTTATAACTCCTTATCAAATAGAAAAGGATAGAAGTTTTCATATAGATGCTGCTAGTTTCTGTGAATATCTTAAGAAGTATTGTGATAGTGCTAAGGTAATTAATGATAAGGTTACAAACGTTAAGTATGAGAGAGTCATGCAGGGGTC